GTATGCGGAAAACGCATATAAGACGGCGGGAATGTCTGCAAACGAGTACATGAGTACCGTTACTTCCTTTAGTGCATCCCTTATCCAAAGCTTGGGCGGCGATACCGCAAAGGCGGCGGAGGTCGGCGACATGGCTATTACCGACATGTCTGACAACGCCAACAAGATGGGTACAAGTATCGAAATGATACAAAATGCCTATAACGGTTTCGCAAAATCAAACTTCACAATGCTTGATAACCTCAAATTGGGCTATGGTGGCACAAAAGAGGAAATGCAACGTCTGATTGACGATGCAAACAAGGTAAAAGAAGCAAACGGCGAAATGGCTGATTTGTCGATTGACAGTTTTGCAGATGTTGCCGAAGCTATCCACATTATCCAGAGCGAAATGGGGATAACCGGCACCACGGCAAAAGAAGCCGCCTCCACCATTGAAGGTTCTTTGTCTATGATGAAAGGCGCATGGCAGAACCTTGTTGTGGGTATGGCTGACGAAAACGCCAATATGAGCGACCTTATCAACAACTTTGTTGACAGTACCTTAACGGCGTTCGGAAACCTTCTGCCCCGTATTGAACAGACTCTTTCCGGTATCGGTCAGCTTGTCGAGGGTATGGCACCCGTGATTGGTGATGCGCTTCCCGGGCTTGTGTCGGCTGTTCTCCCGTCTTTGCTGAATGCGGCGATTGGATTGGTCAATTCCGTAATTTCTGCAATTCCCGGTCTGGTGGATATGCTTGTCACAACCGTGATTCCTAACCTAATTACCGGACTTGTGACAGCGTTCAATGCTTTGGTGGCTATGCTGCCGACATTGATTGAAACGCTGGCTTCCGCATTGCCCGTACTGATACCCCAGTTGGTGAACGGCATTGTGGCAATGATTGTTACACTCTGCACATATTTACCCCAGATTATACAGCCTTTAATCGACAATCTGCCGTTGATTATAGAATCCGTTATGATGGGGCTTTTATCTAACATAAGCGTTCTTTTGGACGGACTTGTATCTTTGGTGGTTGCCTTGGTTCCTATGGTTCCGCAGATACTTAATATACTTGTGGAAGCAATTTTAACGACCATAAAACAAGGATTACCGGTCATTGTGCAAGATTTAATTCCGTCAATTCTCACAGCTTTGGGCGAAATTGTAATTGCACTTTGCAAGGCATTGCCCGACATTCTGATTGCGTTGGTCAATGTTGCGACACTTCCGTTCCAAGAAATGTGGACTTTGATTACCACATTGTTTGCAACGCTTGCACCGTGGTTCAACGATAATGTTGTGCAACCCGTGGTGGCTTTCTTTGTCGATTTATGGCAGAAAATTAGTGACGGCGCATCAGCGGCGTGGGAATGGATTTGCGGCGTTTTCAGCGTGGTTGGCACGTGGATTTATGACAACGTGATTTCCCCTGTCGCACAATTCTTTGTTGATTTGTGGAACGGCATTGTGAACGCATGGCACACAGTTATTGACCCGTGGATTGAAATTGTTAAACGGCTTGCATCAATGTTTTATGACTCTGTAATCAAGCCCGTTTCCGATTTCTTTACGAAGATGTGGAACGGCATCAAAGACGGTGCAACCACGGCGTGGAACGGCATCAAGAATGCCTTTAGTGTGGCTTCAAGATGGTTTACCGATACCATTATCACGCCCGTAAAGAGTTTCTTTTCTGGAATGTGGAACAGTTTGAAAACCGGCGCATCGTCTGCATGGAGCGGAATCACATCGGTGTTTTCAAGTGTGACAAGCTGGTTCAAGGACAAATTCACAGCCGCTTGGACTGCCGTGAAGAATGTTTTCTCCACGGGCGGAAAGGTGTTTGACGGAATCAAAGACGGCATCGCTAACGGGTTTAAAACCGTTGTGAACTCTATTATCGGCGGCATCAACAAGGTTATTAAAGTACCGTTTGATGCTATTAACAGTATGTTGAAAAAACTGAAGAGTATTGAAATTGCCGGCATCAAACCCTTTAACTGGGTTACCACATTTTCAGTACCGGAAATCCCCAAGCTGTCAACGGGTCTTAATTTCGTACCTTATGACGAATACCCCGCATTCCTGCACCGTGGTGAAGCTGTTCTGACAGCGGCACAGGCACGGTCTTGGAGAAACGGAGCAATGAACGGCGACAGCGGACAAATCGCTTCCCTGTTGGTTTCTATTTTGAATGCAATCACAGGCGGAAACGAAGAAATTGTACGGGCAACACTTGCCGACAGACAGTTTGTTGTTGGGGAACGAGAATTTGCAAGGGCGGTGAGAACGTATGCTTGAGAATTTTATATTTGAAAACCATCTTGGGCAACGCTTTGAAGGTCTTGCAAATGGTGTGTATCTGAACAGCAACGATTTAAGGGATTATAGCTGGAGCTATGACACCATAAACAGCCGTATATCCCGCTTTTACCAAGCAACCACAAACCGCAGTTTGCCATTGACGGTTATTTGTAAAACCGATGAAGAAGCGGTAAAGGTGAAAAACCGATTGATGGAGATTGCTGAAGTTGATATAGAAGCTATGCTTCCCGGCAAAATCATTATTGGTGATTATTACACCAACGGATATATAACGGCAAGCAAAAAAAGCAACTATATGATTAAAAAGCGATACTGCAAAATCGTACTGACGGTGACGAGTGAAAACCCGTGCTGGTACAGAAAGAAGCTGTATTCGCTGTTCTCTAACGGAAAGATGGGTTCAGACGACATCGGCACAAACACGGCGAAGGACTACCCGTGGGAATATCCGTGGGACTATGCCGCACCGCCGACCGCAAACCGAATTGTTTGCGAGTCTGTCAGAGATAATGCGTTCACTATGAAAATCTATGGTGAAGCTACAAATCCCGCTGTAACAATTGGCGGTCATTTGTATGCGGTCAACGGTACCGTCAAGGCGGGCGAATCCTTGCTTATTGACAGCTTGACCAAAACTATCACATTGACAAAAGCAACGGGCGAAAAAGAAAACTGGTTTGATTTGCGAAATCGAAGCAGCTATATTTTTGAACCCGTTCCGCCGGGGGAACACCTTGTTGTCAAGAACGGCACCTTTGGTGTGGACTTAACGGTCATTGAGAAAAGGAGCGAACCGAAATGGACTTGATTTATACCGATGCAAACCGTGTAGACAAAGGCGTATTGTCAGCGTATGCCTTTGACCTGTCCTTCGGTGCTTCTGAAAACGATTTTGAAATGACTCTTGGAGCAAATGAACCCGTCCTTTCGGACGGGTCGTTTGCTTATATCGAGGGCACCGAATACGGTGGCGTGGTTGATGGCGTAAAGGTAGGCACCAATTCAAACACCGTAACATATAAGGGGCGCACTTGGCACGGCTTATTGAACAGCAAAGTTATACAGCCCGACAGCGGTGCAGATTACTTTATTGTTTCCGGCGATGCGAACGAAATACTTGCATTGCTTATAGACCGTCTGGGGCTTTCGGAGCTGTTTGTGGCGGCGGAAGAGATATCGGGTATAAATATATCCAAACATCAATTTCACCGCTATTGCAAGGGCTATGACGGCATACGGGATATGCTGGAATCCAAAGGCGCAAAGCTGAAAATCGAATGGGTAAACCGTGCCGTTCAGCTTTCTGCCGTTCCCGTGGTTGACTATACTGATTCTCCGGCAGACAGTGACACAGCTTCATTGAATGTTGAAAAGTACAGCCAGAAGGTGAACCATCTCATTTGTTTGGGCAAAGGAGAACTTGCCGAGCGTGAGGTGATTCATCTTTATGCCGACCAATTAGGGAACATCGGTGACGAGCAGTATTACTTCGGGCTTGACGAAATAACGGACACCTACGAAAACACCAATTCCGAAGATTTAAGAAAGGACGGAACAGCCCAGTTTAAAACGCTTCGGAACAATGACAAGGCTGAATTTTCACATCTTACAGCGAATACAATTCCCTATGACAAAAGCAATATTGTGGGAGCTTCCGAAATCAGAACGGGAATTACTGTAACAAACATCGTCACGCAGAAAATAATAAAAATCAAGAACGGTGTAATCAGCACCGAATACAAAACAGGAGAGTGATAAAGATGGCTAATAATTATCTCATAACGGGATATTGGGGCGAACCCCACGTCACCGTTGAAAATGACCGAGGTGTAAACGCCGCCATTTTCGGTGCCGGACGTTTTGTTTTTCCTATCGGAAATCAGTTTCGCGCAGAATACATCGGAAACAACACGGTCAGAGTGTATGACGGAAAGCTGATTGATAACGGCGCAATAGCCGGAATCCCCGTTGGGCAATACGTTGATTTGCTTATTCCCGAAACGGCACAGGGTATGAAACGAAACGACATAATCGTTTTTCAGTATTCCAAAGATGCCGCAACACTTGTTGAAAGCGGTAATTTTGTTGTAGTTAAAGGCGAAGAAACTGACGGAACACCGACAGACCCCGCACTTACCCAAGAGGACGTTCTTTCAGACACCGCCACGCTTGACCAGATGCCTATGTGGAGTGTTTCTGTATCGAACACGATTATTTCTGAACCGGTGAAGCTGTTCACGGTTTGCGATAACCTTGCAACCATATACAGAAACCTTACCAGCGCAATGGAGCGGATACTGGGCAATACACAGGAAGCCGTAGCAGTTCACGAAGCCAAGAAGGACAACCCCCACGGCGTAACAGCGGAACAGGCTGGTGCGGCACCCGTTACACACCGTTCTGCCGAAGATAAATACGGCAAAGGTTCAAGCATTTATTACGGACACGTTAAGCTGTCTGATGCTACGGACAACACTTCCGGTGTTAGCGGTGGCATTGCGGCAACCCCTGCCGCAGTAAAAGGCGCATACGACCAAGCGGAAAAGAAAGCACCTATCGACCATTCAAGCACCGCAAACACTTACGGCTTGGGCACTACCTCAAAATACGGTCATGTTAAGATTACCGAAAGTTTTGGTGCGGATGGTGCTGACGGTCTTGTGCCGAGTGCAAAGCTCACGAAACAGCTTTACACCTATTTCACGGAGCTTGTAGGCGAACTTGATACGCTCAACAATAAGGTTGCGCAATATATCAATAACGCCACCGTTGAATGAAAGGAGCTATAAAAAATGCCTAAAATCAGAGTTGACTTAACAGCCCCCGTTATTAACGGACAGGCTTTGACATTCAAATCTCCCGCCGATTGCTCACAGATTACGGGGCTTATCGTTTACTATCCGGAGGGCAACACTACGACATCAAAGGACTTCAAGCTCGTTGATGCGCACGGTGTCGATGTGGGTAATAGCTCAATCAACCCATTCGCAAAAAACGCTCTTGTCAAGGTTATTCTTGACACCAATCAGAGCAAGGCTTTCATGCAGAACGCCGACACAAACAACTACCTTGAAGGCAAATTGGCGGAGAAGTATTCCCCCAATAACAAGCCTTCTCCGGCAGACATCGGAGCGGCTTCTGCTTCCCACAAGCACACAAAATCGGAAATCACGGATTTTCCTTCAAGTATGCCCGCAAGCGATGTGTATGGCTGGGCGAAAGCATCAAGCAAGCCTTCCTATACACCTTCCGAAATCGGCTTGAAAACTGAAAGCTGGACATTCACGCTTGAAGACGGTTCAACCGTAACAAAGGCGGTGTATGTAGGATGAATTTTTCTACATTAAAAGGATTAACAATACCCGAGGGTAATGTAACACAGATAACCGATGTAAACGGTAATGTGCTGTGGAAACAAGCTCCGAGTGGGGCAACTGTGACGATTACTTTAAATGCTGGTTATGAGAAAGACCTTATTTTGATTGACGGAGTTTATTATGGTAGACAAAACGCCGAACTGACCGTACCGATTGGAACAGTAATAACAGTTAAAGGTGCTACCACGATTTATTTGAATAATATTCAGCAAAGTTTTGGTGGCGATTATAATTACACAGTAATAGGTAATGTTGGAATTCACTGTTCTGGAACTAAACCAAATCCCTATTACACAGTGTATGTTGTAAGTATCAACGAACCATAAAGTGGGAACATCGTATGAAAATACGTGAAAATCCTTTTTGCAAAAGATAAGTAAAACAACATAACAGCACCGCCCTTTTTGGGGCGGTGTTTGTTTGGAGAGGGTAAAAAATGAACCTTACCACCATTGTAACGCTGATTGGCGAAATCGGCGTGCTGTTGGGTGTGATAATTCCCGTCATTATCAGTATACGCAAAATCGCAACCGGCACGAAATGTCAGCTTCGGTCGGAGATGCTGCGTATTTACTACCACCACAGAGAACGGGAACAAATACGCCAATACGAATATGAAAACTTTGTAATGCTGTACGAAGCGTACAAAGCATTAAAAGGCAATTCTTTTATAGATAAAATCTATAAAGAAGTACAGACATGGGAAATTGTGAGCTGAAAGGAGCAAAAACAATGAAAAACTGGAGCTATTGGAAAACTTGGCTGAAAGCAGCCGGTATCAGAGCTGTGAAAACTGTTGCACAGACCGCCATTGCTACAATCGGCACATCTGCGATGATTGGTGAAGTGGACTGGCTTATTGTCGGTTCTGCGGCGGCACTTTCCGGCATACTGTCTTTGCTTACAAGCATTGCAGGCTTGCCCGAAGTAAAAGTGGACGAAGAAGCAGAGGGCTAAAACCCTCTGCTTTATTCCAAAAAAAGAAAGGGTGTTTTATATGGCATTTCTTACACCGGATAAAATCAGAACAGAACACGGGCTTGTTATCAAGGAAAAAATCATTCCTTGGGGTGCAAAGTGGACTAAAAATTACCGTCAATACAAAAAGGGCGATAAATACAAGGCTGACCGCTTGCTTTCAAACGGTACGGGCAAGGTGCAGTATGTTACCATTCACAACACCACCGATATTGAAGAAGCAAAAGGGACAAACGATGCGGAACAGTACACCCGTGCCACATATCCCAATCAGAATATGGGCGATGCCCGTGTGCATTATTTTATAGACGAAACGGACTGTTGGCAAAATCTGCGTGAAGATGAAGAGGGCTGGCACGCCGCCGATGCAAAAGGAAATCAAACTTCCCTTGGTATTGAAATCATTATGGACGGTACCGGCAAAAAAGCTGACGTTGAAGCAGAGGAACGGGGCGCACTTCTTGCCGCAATTCAGCTTAACAAACACGGGCTTGGTATAGATAAGCTTGTTACCCATCAATATTGGAACGGCAAAAATTGCCCTTATTATATCCTCCCTCATTGGAGCGAATTCAAAGCAAAGGTGGAAAAGTATCTCAAACAGATACAACAGCCCGAAGTTGCGAAAAAGCCTGTTGATGAAATCGCAAAAGAGGTTATACAAGGCAAATGGGGCGCAGGAGCAGAACGCAAAGCCAAGCTGACCGCTGCCGGATATAATTACGATGCTGTGCAAGCAAAGGTGAAAGAGATTTTAAACGGTTCTGCAAAGACTGAAACAGCGTTTAAACCTTATGCAATAAAGGTTACGGCAAAAGGCGCATTGTACATCCGCAAAGGAGCTGGCAAGAATTACGCCATTACCGGACAGATAAAAGGCGATGCGCTTAAATACGCATACACTATTATCGAAGAAAAAGACGGCAAGGGCGCAACAAAGTGGGGCAAGCTGAAATCCGGTGCAGGCTGGATTTCACTTGATTATGTAAAACGGGTATGAAGATAATCAAAGCAGACTTGCCCGAAACAATCAAAAAGCTTGAATTGGTAGTTTTTGCAGATGAACACATAGGCGATAATTTGTGCGACATCGAAAGATTAAAGCAACGTATTGAATATGTCGCAAACAATCCAAACGTTTATTGTGTGCTGAATGGCGACATTCTGGACTATGCCAGCCGTTCTTCCATTGGTGATATTGAAACAAGAGAATTTAACATAATGGAACAGCTTGAAAAAGCCGTTGAATTGTTTCTGCCTATAAAAGAAAAAATATTGTGCATTACCAACGGAAACCACGAAAACAGAGCATACCGCAAAGAGGGCATTGACA